GGCTGGTCCACAGCGAGGCAGGCGCCGAGTCATAAACCGCATCGGCAACCCCGAAAACATCTTCTATGCACTCGATCTTAATTGAACTGTTTCCGAATTCGCCATACTCGACGCTGGTGGCCCGCATGGCAAGCTCGACAATGCCGTAGGCGGCCCATGAGAAAAGAAACGGCGCTCCCGGCGTGATCTGTAGTCCCTCTGTCGTGGTGGTGATAGTGCATCCGGCCAAAGCGCTGGACAGTGAATGCAGATCCCGCGCCGCAACGGTGTTTGCCAAGTCGCTGGACGATATGCCCCGGTATTCAATTTCAGTGTTGTTCGTTCGCCCGGACACGCCCACCATGGCGATGTCGGCCAGCGTGACCGACGCGTCCTCGCCGGTCGAGGCGTCCCAATATTTGATGGTCACGGAGTTGACGATATCTTCCCCGGTGCGCCGCTTGAAGCCGGTCACAGACACGATATTATCCTCATCAAGCAATATCAGGTCGCCAACGTCGTAATCCGCCCGGATCAGCTTCAGGGTGAACTGCCCGGTATGGATATCGATATAAAGGCTTGCGTCGATGTGCTTCAGGATCTCGGTCAGGAAATCTTCAACCGGGACAGAGTAGTCCCACAGCAGAGACAGCCCGAAGCCCTCCGCATAGAGGGTATCAGCCGCCGCCTTAAAATCCGTGTCGTTGACATCCGCGCTGTTGTATCCGAGGCCCCATGTCGTATTGGTCAGCGTCTCGTAGATGATATGCGCCGGGTTCATATCGTCGCCGATGGCGGCTTTGGCGGAATACCAGCCGTTGTATATCTTCTTCGCCCAGATGTTCCATTCTTTGATGTACTCGCTTGTTCCGAGATACACCTGGCGAAGCACCAGACACGCCACGCCCCTGAATGCGGGAATGTCAGTCGTGCCATAGACCGATTGCAGGTAGTCGTTCGGCGCCTGATCGGATGCGCCTGTTTCGAAATCCACCGTGCCGGATATGCCGCCTCCGGACTTGTCGCCGCCGAAGAGGCTTGGCTTATTGATCGCGATAGCCCCGCCGGTAGATGTTCCGGTCCATGCCACATCGCCCTCAACGGTTTCAATCTTGGTGATACTGTCGATGTCGTGGGCCAGTACCATGTGCATGCCGAGGTAGTATTTATAACCGACGGTGACTTTCTTGGATGAAAAGAATCCGGTCTTGACCTTCTCCTTTACCGGCACGGCTTTCAGATCCCCATACCAGACAATATTCGGCCCGGTAAGTTTCCGTTTCCCGAACAACACCGGGAATTCGCGCCCGACCTGTGCGGTGGTGACGTTGAACGCATCGATGCCGGCCGCCTTGGGCGTTGCTGATTTTGACTTCGGCGCCAGCAAAAACGAGATGGCCGCGAATATCAGCAGATTAAGGAAGAATGTTCCGAGCAGGGGCCACGCCATGGCCGAGTCCTCACTTGATCGAAATTAAAAACGGGTTTTTCATGGGATGCCACGGAAATGCCAGGCAGCTATCCAATCTGTTGAACTTATCCAGGCAAGTCGCCATAGTCCTGTCGCATCCCGGATACAGCGCCACGGTCAGCCCGGCATACAACACCGATGACGGCCGGGATATGGTCAGCGTGTTGCCGCTGTGAGACAGGATGTATCGCTGGTCGCTCACGGTAGCGACGATGCCGCCGGCAAACCATCCCGCATCATAACCGGATATGGAACTCATCGTGAGCGTGGTGGTTGTCGGCATGGCGGATATCGCGTCATTGACCCGCATGGCGGGCTGATCCGCGCCGCAAGCCGCGCCATAGAGCGCGTGCTGGCATATCAGTTCGCACCTCAGACGCAGGCCGTTGCGCCTGATGGATGTGAATATCGATTCGCAGGAGAGCGTCGCCGATTCGCCGTCAGGCTCAACCCCGGTGACGCGGCCTTTCCAGATCACCACGGCATCCGCATAGGTTAGGCCCCGGTGAAGTTTCCTCACTGTAACGCTGACAGTTTCTTCCGGCGCTGCGTGCAGGAACTCCGCAACCAGAGCGTGATTGACCGGAACCCTGATCGTCAGTGTGTCCTTTCCGGGATCTTCGCCGTGCAGAATGCCGCTTCTGGTGATGGATGCCGGTTCGTAAATCTGCGAATCGTTCACATAGAATTCGGTTTTGCGCGTGGTTAAGTACATATTCCAGACGCCGCGCACAAAATCGTAAAACTCGAAAGGCTCCCCGGATGCAACGCTGTATTCCAGATCGGTAAAGTCGCTCATGCAGGCACCCTCATCAGTGGGATATAGGAATCAACACGATATGGATTATGGTGCTGCAACGTGATGCCGTCCGCGTTGAGCCGCACCAAATCCATGAAACAAAACAGACTGACCTTCTGCGGCGAAACCTCCCGCCCCAGCGCGGAATCAATCGAAAGCGTGGCGTTCCCGCTGAGTAGCAGCGTGGCGGTCAGCACACGCCGATAGAAGGTGATGCCGTTGGTCAGTACGATCATGATGTCGCAGGGAAAAGAGCCGTGCGTCGCCAGCGTCCGGCCGTTGAGGACTTCGATGTCGGTTGTCAGCGCCGTTATGGTAGCGGCAAGCTCCATGTCCTGATTGTAGGACGGGAGCCAGAAAGGTTTTTGCCGCCCGCGCCGTGCATGGAGCCATTGCCGGAGCGCCCACAGATCCGCTTTGGTTCCAGCCCACAAGCCGAGAGTCCGTGAAAACTGCGTGTAATCCTGAGTGGGTCGAATCGTGATTATCCCCTGCCCGTTGTCGATCTGCTCAACCGGGCGGATGATGCGCTCGGATAAATCCTCCACGGCGCGATGGCCGTCGGTCATTACGTCGTAGCCGCGGTATTGGTCGTAAGTTGAAGTCGTTGACAGGTCCACGGTGTCGTTGCACAGGAAAGAGGCAGAAGCCCCGGTTTCCTTGCCGGGTTCGCGCCTGAACTCAACGCCCTCTGGCAGTATGGCCCGCTGCATGGGCATAATCCAGGCGTCCGTAAAGTTTTCACCCAGCACCGGGTCGATATCGATGCCGTCCACCCGGACGGTCACAATAGACACGGCCTCGGCTTTGTCGGGCGATTCCCACAGGATGGCCCAGCCGCCTTCCTGATAGTCCGCGCAGGTGGTGTCAAAATCGATAGCAGCGGCCCCGGCTAATGCGGAAGCGATGTCGGAATGTTCCTTCCAGATCGGCAGGCCCCATACGCCATGGGCTTGTTTGTCAACGGCCGTCTTGACGTTCGCGTATTGATCGGCCGGCAAATAGAAATCATAGTTGTAGGTCTGACGCGGGGCATCCAGGTAGGCGATCCGCTGTTCGCCGTTGCGGGTCTGCAATACGTCCGTCAGCCAGTGCATTTCCTCCGTGTAGGATTCTCTCGGCATCCACGCCCAGATCATTACCCGGCTGCCGACGATCATGCAGTAAAGCGTGGCATCCGGGAACAAGGTGGCAAAATTAAAATAGACGGTCGCGCCGATTGTTGACGGCCCGCTGGTGCCAACCGTCGCCTCGTAAGTTACCTCCTCCAGCGGGGCGAACTCATAGGGGATAGTGACCGGCTCGGATATGTCGATGCCGTCCGTGCTGACCTCGGTTACGGACGTCATTGTCTGCGGGATGAAGTATGCGTTCCATATCGTGATGTCCTGAGTCTCAGCAGACAACATCTGCCCCAGGTCGATGTAGGACGGCACGACGTGGATGCGGT